TACCCCGTAACCTAATCCACCTTCGTCGATCACGGTCAGCGTCGGTCGGTACTCTTCAATCGCATCGATCACCCGTCCAACGGTTGTCATGGTGTCCTCACCGTGGTACCGCTTGATCGCTATTAGGTCTCGTCCTTGTCGCACGACGATGACGGTTGCGTCCGCGCCGCCTCGAGCTGGGTCAACTCCGACAACAATCGGCGCCGTTTCATCCTTGTACTTTGGCCGACCGGCGGCGTCGTCGACAAGACGCGCACCAATAAACTGATCTTCGCCAGCCGATGGAAATTCACCGTAGACCTCAACCCTAGCCTGCGGCGAATCTTCGCCATATTCCGCAATGATCTGCTCATATATCTGCTTGTCCGTATCCTCGACATCCCGCGAGTCAATGTTTTCTGTGTGCCAAAACGCCCTCTTAGCGTGGAAGCACTCGTAGAAGTAGCCTTGGTTGCGTCGCGGGTTACTGAACGCAAACCAATACCTGTCCAGTATCGGCTCGGTGAAGAAGCCCGCACCGACCGACCAGATCGCGTCCGGTATACCGCTTGCCTCATCGAAGATCAGCATCATGCCGTCATGGTTGTGCACACCCGCATACGCATCGGGGTTCTCTTCCGACCACAGCTTACCCTCAGCACCCCAGTAGCGCGTACCCTTCTTTAGATCGCGTTCGACTAACTCAGACACCCACTTAGCGGGCACTAGCTTAGTTGCGCTGATCTCCCACCAATGGTTGTTAATCACCATTGCCTGCCACTTAGTCAACTCACCCCATGTAACTGACCGGAGCTGCGCTTCGCTGTTAGCTGACACGATCACGCTTGACCCAATGCGGGTTGTCAGCATCCACAGGATTAGCCAGCTAACCAACGCCGACTTACCAATACCGCGACCAGACGCAACAGCCGCCCGCATGGCGTCCATGTTTAGCTTACCTTTGTTGTCTTTTAGATGCTGCGCGATCTGGCGCAACACCTTGCGCTGCCATGTGCGCGGGCCTTTAAACTTAGCCAACGGCGTGTTGGGTTGCCCCCACGGGAACGCAAACAGTACGAACGCTTCTGGATCGTCAGCGATCGTGGGTGCCCACAACCGCGTCATTAAGAGCTGCTCGCCCTCGGAATCATAGATCGGCAGTTGCGCCATGTGTTAGTTTGGTTGATAACGTCTGGGGTTGTTGTTCCGTAATGAGTCCGTCAATGACTCGGCCTTGGGCTTGCTCTAACGCCTGCGTAATACTGATCTTCTGATAGACGTCGATGCTGATCTCTTGCTTGGCTGTCCAACCGTGGCTGTGTTGCAGTATGGCTAACGCCGCCTTGGCGTCGCCCGATCGGGCTGCGCTGCGCAAATGCGTACTGGCTTCGATCTCGGAATCAGCGCGCCCCTTCTGTTCTGCCATTGTAGCAATCGGATCAAACTCACACAACTGCCGGTACTCCTGCGGCAACATGCCAGCTGCTAACGCCAACGAGTCACCTTTAAGGCCAAGCGCCGCAGCGTCGTAGATTGCCTGCAACCGCGACTCGGTAGCTTCTAACTTACGGATGGATAGCGGGATTGATTTAAACATGTTCGCATATTAACAAATAATTTTTAGATTGCAAGCGTGTAGGCAATGTGGGCAGTTTTATTTTAAAAAAAAATTGTCTGCTAACCCTCCGTTTCCGTGACCTGTGTGCACGGGCCCCACCCCCCCCCTGGTTAATAAGCACTCACTTTTTTAGTTGGCAAGCTGACAAGTTAGTGAGCACTAACTAACCAAGTTAGTAAGCACTAACTTACAAGGTTAGTGAGCACTCACTTTTTTGCGCCAGAGTTAGCGCTCACATACACAATATATTGTCAAAATGGTATGAAGGCAAGTGTGGGCAGTTTTGACACCCGATTTAAATCGCTCCGAGTATACGATGCCTAAATAATAGGCAACTACTGTATATCTATACAGTACACAATTACATTTTTAAACTTCTAATCTAAAACTACCCACAATTACCCGCAAACCCTCAAAACCTAGTATTGCCGCGCATTCTCACGCGGGCAATCGCGCGCAAAATCATTACCCGCACATTGACGACACTTACCCGCAAATAATGGTTGACTAATTTATTTGGGTATATAAAATAAAGCTTTACAAGATAGTTTATTGTGATATTCTGACTGTGTTGCACGACGCAACACAACCAAACCGGAGAAAACAATATGAATGCAGACCAAGTAATTATCTTAGCCCGTAAAAATCTAGGTGGATTAATGGAGTCGTCAGCTCGCTTATGTCTTGAAGATGCTATTAATTTGCGCGATTCCGGCAAATATGAATACGCAAGAAAACGCGCGATTGCTTCGCTTGCGTATTCCGTTGGCGTATTTCACGCCGATTATAAGAAAGTAGTTAAGTAAATCAAAAAGGCCCGCGAAAGCGGGCCAATAAAACTAAGGAAAAACAACATGCAAAACTTAATTATTAACCGATTATCAATCGCTGGCTTGATCCTGATCTACATTGGCGCCTATCAACACGTGTTCACGATCGGCGAGGCGATAGCAGCTGCAAGCGCGCTAATTGGCGCGTTAACTTATACATTAATCGAGGGTTGATCATGAAAATTTCAGTCACTTCAAAACTTGACGGCGTGCGCTCTTGGTCACTTGAAGCGCTTGAAACTTGTCCAGGATCAATTGCGGCGCCTGGTCAACTAGTCGACGCATGTTCCGGTTGCTATGCAACTACCGGAAATTATCGTTTCGCTAATGTGAAAGCGCCAAGGGCGCATAATAAGAAAGACTGGCCGCGCTTGGCATGGTCTGATGACATGGTCAATGAACTATCAAAAGACACGCATTTTCGTTGGTTCGATAGCGGCGATATGTATACCTTGGCGCTTGCAGAGAAAATACTTGAAGTAATGCGCCGCACGCCTTGGGTGAAACACTGGCTTCCAACGCGCATGCATAAGTTTCCGAAATTTCGCCAAGTGTTCACCGAGATGCAAGCGCTTAAAAACGTGAGTGTAAGGTTTTCATCTGATTCTATAACCGGCGAATACACGAAGGGCCTACACGGTTCCGTGATAATCCCAACGGCGGATGATGCAAAGCGCGGCGTGAAATTATGCGGCGCTTATGACAATAATGGTCAATGCGGCCCTTGTCGCGCATGCTATGACAAGAAAGTGAAAGTAATAGCGTATCCAGCACACGGCCGCAAAATAAATAAAGTGATTATGCTAAAACGGGCGGCAGCATGACTTACAGACAATTGATCGAAGCGGCCCTTGTGGCCGTGATCGACGCGGTAGAGAATGACGACGACAACGCAGGTTTACAGAGCGCCGAGCGCGCTATAGCACTACTTAAAACCTATTTATACGAGGCGGATACATGCAAAACTTAACTATTGACGGTACTACGTACAAACTGAAATTCGATCGTGATCCGCTCGAAATAATCAAACTGGCGCGAAAAGCATATCGGCCAAAAAAGCCAAAAGATATCCGCAAGTTTCCAAAACGGGCGGATTTATCGACGGGCGAATATATCCGCCAATTCGATAAATTGAATCACTTGCAGGCCGTTGACTATATTGGCGCAAGTGAAACAAGCACGCCACAATATGATCCATCAATTCCATTGTTTGAAATTTTAACTAATGAGGAAATAACAGCATGAACTATGATCCAGCAGACAAAGTAAGCACCATTGTTTATACCTTCAACGGTATAACGTATCTTCCGCATTACGTAAAACGTAATTGTTATGTAAAGCCTGGTTATGGGCGCCAAAATTATGCCGAGTTTACCGCCATGCAGCTAGTCAACGCAGGCGCCATAACGTCAACTGAATATTTATTTACGCGCGTAGGGGGTGACAATGGGTAAGTTAAAAGAATCACTAATTGACGTTCGTTCGCCTTATTGGCCTCATCATCTTGAAGTGTATGAGTATGAGTACGAATCGGGCGCTCTGCTATGTTTTCTTGAATACAGTGCACCTGATCGCTCGGTAGGATACAACGGTAGCGCTTGGCTAGTTCACGCCTATGCGGGCGGCGTCGACGTCGTCAAGCTGCTAAGAGACAATGTAATTAAGGAAATTGAGGGGCTAGCATGTTCGCGCTTATCGGATTAATGCTTGCTGCGCTACTTGCGATTGTGTTAGGATTGTAACGATTTTCCGGTGGTTGACCCTTTTTGCCCCTCATGTGAGGGGCTTTTTTTTACATGCGCTCGGCTATCTCATAAGCGCGCAATTGACGACGTAATGTAGCGATCTCAGCGTCTCGCTCGTTTAGTTTTTGCTGCAAGTGCTCGCTTAGTTCGTACACTTCTGCTAGTTTTTCAAATCGCGCTTTATGGTCTGCCATCATCATGTGATATAGGCGCTCTGATGCCTCGATTTGCTTCTGAATAAAGTCCATGTAACCCCCTAAAGAAAAACGCGCCAGATCATCTCTGGCGCGCTCATGCTGCTATTACTCTGCATCTTCCTCTTCGTCGTCGCAGGCTACGAACTCATCGGCCTCTTCGTCGAAATAATACGTCACATCATCAAACGAGTTATAAAAAAACTCTACGTCGTCCTCGACCCAGTATGCGTTACCGGCCTCGTCATACTCGACGCCGTCGTCATCGATGCACTCGCACTCGCACTCAAAAGCTACTACGTCCTCATCGATCACGACAACGCTGTTGCCGGTGTAAATTGTGATTGCCATTTTGATACTCCAATAGTGTTACGGCCACGCCGACCGTAAGACTATTTTAAGCGAGAACCATTACACTTGAAAGACATTACCCCGAAAGTAGACTATACCCTCATCTTCATCGAGCACTTCGCATAGTTCAGGCGGTAACAGCTTGCCATTGTAAAA